TTTAATATTTAATTTATTTCCAAAGGAAGTATTTAAAGAATAAGAATTGACTGTTAGTGTATCTCTTCCCTTATCAACAGTAACGTATTTTGTTGAAATACTTTCGTATTCATATCCTTTTACATAAGCCTTGCCAGGGTCAAGTCCAGCCGAAAGCTTACTTTCAAATTTAATTATTTGACCAGAAGTAGCTGTAACTAGTGTTCCACTTCCACCAGAAAAGTTGTTTAGAGTAGCAACTGTGGAATTTGTAACTGCTGCAATAGTTGCAGTTTGAGCTGTGTTTCCAGAAAGAAATACTACATCACCCGCTTCTAATTCTGTGTCAAAACTACTTCCAGTACCAGTAAGTGTAGATGTTGCACTTGAACCAGAATTAGCAGTAGTTCCAGTAATACCTT